CGGCCAGAGGTAGCGGTCATCTTCCGCTCCTTTTCTTGTGCCGGCACAAGAAAAAGGCTGACAGGGGAATCCTGCTGTAAGAATATCGATTTTTCCCCGCCATTCTGAGAAATCTGTTCCGAATATGTTTTCATAATGTTTTATATGAGGATAATAATATTTAAGTACTTGATGGCAGAATGGATCTATTTCACAAGAAAATGCATTCCGCCATCCCATCCACATAGCCGCTAATTCACATGCTCCTATGCCAGTACAAAAAGAAGCATGTACATATTCTTTTTGTATCATTATAGTTTATCTATTTCGTTTCGTTGGCACTCGATAAAGTACCGGTACTTGTTAACCGCTTCCATCAGCTTAATATTTGCCTTCTTTAATTCCTGGTTTTCGGCTTTGAGTTTTTCACATTCGTCAAATTTCGCATCATACGCCTGTGAAAGCATGTTGAACTGATGGATACTTACAACTTTATCGGATTCTTGCTTTTTGTCTTGGTATTGGAGTTGTTTTTCTACTTCTTCAGCAATACCGGAGTAGTCTCCTAATAAGGATGTGATAATTAGTATTCTCATAATTTTTATTGTTTTTTTATTTTGTATTTTACACATTCAATTTTTCTAGTCAGACAGTTTTCATGCGGCACCACCGAAAACGGGCAATCAACTAATCCGAATTTCCACGGTCGGTAGTAGATACATTCCCGGCAGTCGGAATAGGTTGTTGACAGCCGGGGAATGATCGGTTTTGGTTGTTTGGGTTTCGGGATGCGGGGCATATATTTTATTATTAAAAAGGACAGATACTACAAAATGGTTAACTTTGTAGCGGACTTTAGCCCGTACCGCAGCGAGTAATAAAGGGGGCTCAAAGCGGGCCGGGGAGTAAACCTCCTTTTTGTTAAACTTAAAAGTAACATCATGGCTAAAATCCAAGTTCGGGTTAGAACCCAAGTACGTACTACTGTAAGAACAACTGTAAGAGTACGGAAATAGTTCTAACCATGGGTGGGTGTTAACGGCATCCACCCTTAACTTTATCTGTCCTTTTATATTCATGCTGATTCTTTATTAAAGAGGAATTTATGCTACTAATCCGTTTTGCCTTGATAGGTTTGAAATAATTGCGTACATTTTATCCAATGCGCCTACACGTTCAGCTACATCAATAAGACTCTCATTTTTCTTTCTGGCGTAGGAACGCAGTGCAATATGATAATTGTAATAAAGGGTTTGGTAAATATGGTCCCACACATTCTTTTGAGGAACATTGAAGTGCATGGAATATTTGTTTACCAAAGCACGGACTTTATCTCTCATGCTTAATTCAGGAACAGCATCAGTAGAAAGAGGGAGTGATAACATGTCTTTCTGCGCTTCTTCCCGAATAGCTAATACCTCATTAACTTTCTGCTCAACGGTTGACAATCTCTTTTCATGTTCTACCATGATCTGACATTGTTTGAGAAGCATTTCAGCCGGGGAAAGATTGCTTTGTTCTGTTCGCTTTTCTATTTCTAATTGTTCCCAACGTAAAACCAATTTAGCCCTTGCTTCGTCATTGAATTTTGTTGCGACATATAAACATTCGGTTTTTGTCAGATAATAGCATGGTCTATCTTGCTTATTAGCATCTTTATACGTGCCCAGCGCAAAATTGCGCCCGGCTATTTTTAACCAAGATTCTTCCATGTTTCGAATTGAACGCATGACATCTTTGTGTTCTCTTTCGGTAATCTGTGCAATTTCTAACGATGACATTCTACCATCGTTAGAAGTAATAATCAATTCTTCCATATTTGTGTGGTTTACTTATTTTTCAAACGAATCAAGATAAAGCTGCGCCATGCAAGCTCCGTGATAATCAAGGCTTGCCTTATGCGTTTTGTGGAACTCAGCAAACTTTCTGAAGTTGCCGGAACTGAGAATAAAGTAATACGCCTGATTCTTGCAGTTCTTTTCGATCTCTAATTTTTGTCTTACTTGGATTAGTTGTTGTTGCAACTCTTTTACTTCGGAAAGTAATTTACCCTCGTTTCGTCGGGGTGGACGTGCTGTAATGGTACTATGATTCACATTACTTACAGATTCACTTCGTCTTGGCATTACGTTGATGAATTATAAGTTAATAAAAATAAGAAAGCCGCCGACTTTCCCGTTATCTGCCAAGACGAACATAACACTTACGATGAAGGGCTATGCAACGAAGGAATTTCGACGGCCTATATTTTACTTGAAAATTCAAGAAATAATAGGGCATAAAAACACCCTTCTAACGTAATTTATGTTGTTCGTCTTGGCAGTTGAACACCACAAATATACGGCTATTATCCATAATTGCAAAATTTAATGTAAGATTTGTCCCTGCCGGGGAATGGAACCCCGGGGAAACCGTTCAGGATGTTGTTTCTTTCCCTCCTCCCTTTCCTTTTTGCGGTTATATTTTTCTGTATAAACAACAAGCTCCCGTAACTTTTCTACGGGAGCCTCTAAGCGATTAAGCTGACAGAGTAATTCTATCCGCTCGCTGTCTTCTGGTGTGAATAAATTATTGCTCATTCCGATTTAATTCTGTGTTTTCCATTATCCAAAATAATCGTTATATAAATCTTCAAATTTTTTTCCGATGTATTCTGCATCATCAGATGTACCGCAGCAAAGCCGAGAGCCGGTGCCCGCGTCCGTATCCGCGCAGTTCGCACCGCAGTAACGAAAACCGGAGGAACGCCAAACAAAATACGGATAATATTTATACTGGCTTGAATTGTAGTAATCTGCTTTCCAATCGTTGTTCATTTTATTTGCAGCTTTGAAGATTGTTTTCAATTTCATGAATGCGATTTCCGACTTTCCGAGTCCACAGTCCATTAAATGCTGTTCGTCAATCGGCTTTTCTCCTATGATTTCACAAGCATCATAGTATGTCTTTACTGCATCTTGAAAGTTTTTCAGAAATGTTGTCTTCCCGAAGTTCGATTCAAGGATTTCTTTTAAGTTTGCAGATGCTTCCAAGTAGAGTTTCTTTGCTTGCTCTTCCGTTATTTTTAATGTCTTTTCCATGTTTTTTCTTTTAAAGAATGAGTAAATATTCACGATATAGTTCTTTGAATTGTTCTGCGGCGTATTTGGCTAATTCTATATTCTTAAAGCAAAGCCGAGAGCCGGCGGCCGCGTACGTATACGCGTAGCTCGCACCGTCGTAACGAAAACCGGAGGAACGCTGGTCTTCTCCTTTTTCGACGTAAAACCAGTTGTAATACTTCCATTCATCCCAATTTGACCAATCGGGCTCCCAACCTTCATTCAATGCTCTGATGATAATTGTCAGTTTGTAGAATGCGATGATTGATTTCCTATCTTTCTCCGGAAGCATATCTACAACCGGCAAGTCATTAGGATTTAGTCTGAGGTGCTTGCAAGCATCCTCGAAGGATTTAATTTTGTCTGTGATTTTTTCCATGATATTATAGTTTTAGTGTTATTGTTGTGGTTTTAAATTGTCCGGTATGCGTTCTTTGTCGTCCGGTATGTAGGGGATCACTTCTACAAACTTCGTATCTTCGATTTTTACTATCTCATAGGGTATTACAAATGTTGACAATGATTTTTCGAGGTTATCCAATGCCCGGTTGATGTTTGCTGCGGCAACTAGATAATGAATTGAGGGTTCCTTCTCTTTGCCGAAGTTATCGCTATCGGTTATTTTAACTGTTGCTTTGTAGAGTCGATCATCGTTTTCGTCATTTGATTCAATGTATTCTGTTATTTTTGACCGTTTCAGGGATTGAATGAGGTAATTCCCCTGAACTATTTCGGATAACTGCCTGCAACTCCTTTCTTCTGTTTCCGAAAAGCTCATTGCATCTATGAGGTATAATTCAGTCACTTTCTTTGCTTTGCCATCCTCATTTACTTTTTCGTATTTTACTGTGGATTCAAAATAGGTTGCTGTCATAATTTTAATGTTTTAATGTTTCAATTTTTCAAGTTTCTTAACCAGTATTCCCGCCTTCCTTTGTCTTTCCCTCCCTTTTACATCCGAAAAAGAAACCGGACTATCTTGTATCTCTTTGAGATGACTGATTAGCCCGGATTTATCCTTAAATAGAAAGGAAAGGATTTGAGCAGAAAGGGTAGATGGGATTTTCATGGATTACTAAATTGTGATTGATGATCATGTTTGTGGTGGCATTCCCGGCATCTGATTGTAATGTTATTTACATCCCAGGCTAATTCGCTTTTTCCTGAACTCTGACACTCGCTTACCGGGATGTCATGGGAACAATCAAGTGGAATACCTGCAGCCTCATTTCTATGACATTCCTCACAGAAAAGATAGCCATATTTTTCAATCATCTGGGCTATCTTCTTTTCTTTGGCTGCTCTAATCCGGCGGTCTATGACCGATTTAAGAACATATTCGCCGGAGCTGGTCATGTATTTGTTCATCAGAAATTAATAAGGTTTTGTTCAAATTCTTCAACTGAAATGTTTTTGAGGAAGTATTTAAATAATACGTCCTTTACACGTTCGTATAGGTTTTGAAATTCGTCTTCGTCCATCTTATCGAAAGCGATAGATTTAGGTACTTCAACCCACTCTTTCCGGGCAATTGAGTATACAGGATCACACCATCCAGCAGCCACTTCTACGGTCTTGCGGAATAACTCGATGTTGTGTTTGAAATGCTCTACCGCTCTTTCATTCTGATATTCCCAAGCAAGATTAATAAGACTAAAATATTTACGGTGAAAGGAAAGGTTTCGAGGTCGCTTGATAGTGGCCTCGTAAACCTCTCCGATTTTCAACTTTTTCTTTTCCTCGAAATCTTCATCGAAGAGTGGTTTCAGACCAACGGGAGTGTTAAGGAGTTTTATTTTCATGATCAGAAGGGCAAATCATTATCATCGTCTGCCTGTGAGGGGAAATTATTTGTCCCGGATTGTCTTTCTGTTTGCTGGTTCTGCTTTTCTCCGGAAGAACAGAACACGAGTTTGTCAGCCCATATAGTCGTGTCCGGGATGGCTTCACCTGTGTTTTTACTGACATAAGCAGAAAAGTAGGGATTGCCACGTACCCAAACCTTTTTCCCTTTTGTAAGGTATGCGGTCAACTTACCTTCGCTGTCGTATTTCATTACCCGGAGCCATGTTGTCTTGTCTTTCCCGTCTGATGTTTTTTCTGTTACACAGATTGAAAATGAGGCGTATGCCTTGCCGCCTATTATTTTCTGCTCGGCATCCTTGCCGATGTTACCTATAGCTTGTAGTTCTATCATTTTAATATAGTTCTATAAAAATTTCATTTAAAAACCGATAGTATTAGCTTATCAATAGTTCACTTGATATTTATGTTCTTTATTAATAAGTCAAACTCTGATTCCCGTTCGATGGCTTCGTTGGTTCCGCCAGTTATAATGTTAGATACTTCGCGCTTGTCTTGGATTAGTTTGTATATATCTTCGTCGATAGTGTTTTTACCGAGAAAATAGATACAGTTTACGGTAGACTTGGCTCCAATCCGGTGACAGCGGTCTTCTGCTTGATCTGTATCGGCCGCTGTCCATGGCAACTCAACAAATGCGACATTAGAGGATGCTGTGAGTGTCAATCCTACGCCGGCGGCTTTGATGGAACAAATGATTAACGTAGTTTCAGAATCATTTTGAAAAGCATCAATGTTTCGTTGCCTTGTTGTCATGTCATCATCTCCGGTTATCGTCACAGCTTCCGGGAATGCTTGTAACAGATATCCAGCTACTTCTTTCTGATGAATGAATACAACTAATTTTTCGCCGGATTCTAAAACATCCGTTATGTAGTCTTTCACTGCGTTCAGCTTCCCGCGTGCGGAAATATTTTTAAGAACTCCGATTCTTACCATTACTTCACCACGCATGGAACGGGCAACTTGTGCATCCGTTGCCGACTTATATTTTTTCAGATAGTCGGCAAGATCTGAAAGTGCCGAATTGTATTCGTTTTGGTTGTCTATTTCGCAAAGTACTGTGGTACGTATCTTGTCTGGCAAATCTTTCAATACTTCTTTTTTGTTCCGGCTGTAAAAACAGGTCGTATTGAGTTTGTAGTTCAATTCTTCCATGTTGTCATTGAATCCGTATTCAGCTACAAACTTTGTGTATCCTCCGAATTTGTCCACCTGGTTAATGATTGCAAGCATGGAGGCGAGGTCTTTTGCCTTGTTCACTACCGGGGTCCCGGAAATAGCGAATATTACCTCCTTTCCGGACGTTAATCCCTTGGTGAACTTGCTTTGTTGGGACGAAGGGTCTTTTATCCGGTGGGCCTCGTCAATTATGACAGATTTAAACAGGTTGATGTTTGGAGTAAAAATCACATCTTTCAGTTTGAAAGCCTGTCCGGGTTTTGCAACAATGTCCTGTACAAAGTATTTTTTAAGGCTTTCGTAGTTGCAGATGAATATGTCGTTTTTTACACTGTCACCAAAGAGTGATTTTCCGGTAGCAAACAAATGCCATGTATTGATATTTGAACTGTTCAATATGCACGCTTTTTTTTCGGTCCACATGTGCCACTCTCTTTGCCAGTTTATTTTCAAAGAAGATGGGCAAATAACCAAACAGGGGAAAGCATTCAAGGCAAGCACGGAGGCAATTGCCTGACAGGTTTTCCCAAGTCCCATCTTATCACCGATGATTGTTCGTTTGTGAATGATGTTATAGGCGACACCCTGTTTCTGATAGGGATATAATTCCATTTTTAAGGGAATGTCTTGTGTCAGTTCCGGAAGTTTCGGTATTTCCCA